TTAAATTTAAGTTTGCAACTATCCTCATCAGGGAATTGAGATATAAAATTCAGTAAATTCATACTATTTGTTGTTTATACAACAACAAAGATAACATATTTTTAGGTACTCAAACGGATACTCATAATATTTAATTTAGTAATATCTGACAATTTTCCTCTTTTCTTGTCATGGTTGAATATGGGTGTATATACATTTAATTTAGTAGTATCTGACAATAATCCCGGTTCAATGTTGAAGCTCCGGATAGGTGTATATACATTTAATTTGGTAGTGTCTGATAATATAGAACTGTTTGCAGTTTTTGGAAAAACGGGTGTATATACATTTAATTTGGTAGTGTCTGATAATATGAAATCCGATCTCTTTCCCTGCCCTCTCGGTGTATATACATTTAATTTGGTAGTGTCTGATAATTATAAGTTGGTCATAAAAAACTTATTATAGGGTGTATATACATTTAATTTGGTAGTGTCTGATAATATTTCCTTTATAATTGATTGAATTTCATTATAATTATCTTTATAATTTTGTTTAAAAAATGACCAAATCTCATCATAATTACACCATAGATGTTTATTTTTAAAATCCTGTTCGAATAAACAAATACCATTAACTTTATTAGTTAATGATATTTTTTGATTATTTAATTTACATAATTTTATTTTTCTAACATATCGTTCATCGTAAAACCAAAAAATACTATCAGGATAATCATCATGTACTACTGGATAACATGAATTAAACTTATCATAAAACCATTCACTTAATTCTTCTTTTTTCATAATACATTTAATTTAGTAATATCTGACAATTGGTTTGATTCAGAATAAAGAATTTGATATGGCGTATATACATTTAATTTGGTAGTATCTGACAATCCTACCTTTTTATTTAATATAAAATTATGAGATGTATATACATTTAATTTAGTAGTATCTGATAATATAAAGTTGGAATAGGTAAAGTTCAAATTTGATGTATATACATTTAATTTAGTAGTATCTGATAATATTTCCTTTATAAGTAATTGAACATCATTATAATTATCTTTATAATTTTGTTTAAAAAATAACCAAATATCATCATAATTACACCATAGATATTTAGTTTTAAAATCCTGTTCGAATAAGCAAGTCCCTATGACTTTATTGGGTGATATAATTTTTTGATTATTTAATTTACATAATTTTATTTTTCTAACATATCGTTCATCGTAAAACCAAAAAATACTATCAGGATAATCATCATGAATAACTGGATAGCATGAGTTAAATTTATTCCAAAACCATATAGTCAATTCTTCTTTTGTCATATCATTTTTTATTTAATAATAATTTATTTAAATTTGTTAAATAAATATACATTTAATTTTGTATTTTCTGATAGTTGATAGTCTAAATCATACTGATAAACTTTTGGTGTGTATACATTTAATTTGGTAGGGTCTGACAGGAATAAACTATTTATTCGGTTAAAAAAACAGGGTGTATATACATTTAATTTGGTAGTGTCTGATAATAGGAAGCCCACGCAACAATAGAAGTCGGTTGGTGTATATACATTTAATTTGGTAGTGTCTGATAATAGGTCTTTGGGTGACATAATATATTCATTGGGTGTATATACATTTAATTTGGTAGTGTCTGATAATATTTCCTTTATAATTGATTGAATTTCATTATAATTATCTTTATAATTTTGTTTAAAAAATGACCAAATCTCATCATAATTACACCATAGAGATTTATTTTTTAAATCCTGTCTAAATAAACAAATGCCATTAACTTTAATAGGTAATATTATTTCCTGATTATTTATTTTGCATAATTTAATCTTTCTAATATATTTATCGTCATAATACCAGTAGATATTATCAGGATAATCATCATGTCCTACTGGGTAGCATGAATTAAATTTATTCCAGAACCAAATAGTTAATTCTTCTTTTGTCATATATAATTAAATTAATTAGCAAAGATACTAAAATAATTTTATATACCAACATTTTTATATTTATTTAGTAATATTAATAACTAAAAATTTAATATATAGCTATATGAAATATATTAAATACTTTGAACGCATAGAAGCAACATTATCTTACGCATATTTAAAATTAACTAAATTGCCAAAGTTATCAAAAAACTTAAAAAAATTATATTGCTCTGGTAATTTTTTATCTGAACTACCAGAATTACCAAGTGAATTAATAGAATTACAATGCATGGCGAATAAATTAACTGAACTACCAGAATTACCAAGTGGATTAATAGAATTATATTGTGTAGGAAATAAATTAACTAAATTACCAAAATTACCAAAAACATTAGAAAAATTAGCTTGTTATGATAATAATTTAACAGAATTACCTATTTTACCTGAAGGATTAGAATATTTATCTTTTGATTTTCATACGTTGACTAATAAATTAATAATCTTACCAGAATCATTAATATCTATATATTGTCCTGATAAAGATATTCCTTTTACTAATTTAGAAGAATATAGAGTGTGGTTTGCTAAAACTTATCCAGAAATAATTGACGCTGAAAAATTTAACATATAAAATAATAATATTTAATTTAAAATGATTATATTTGTAAAATAAATTATAAATATGACAGATGAAGAATTAACAATATGGTTCTATGATAAATTTAATTCCTGTTATCCAGTTAAATGTGATGATTGTAAACATAATATTTTTTGGGTATATGATAAAAAATATGTTAGAAAACTTAAATTAAATAAATTAAATAATATCACATTACCTTCTAAATTAACTTCAATAAAAATTAAATCAATTAAAGATATTAAAGAAATTATATTATTTGAACAAGATTTGGAGAGTAAATATTTATGGTGCAATTATAAAGAAATATGGTTATTTTTTCAAAAAAATCTAATAAGTGATCATGATCTTAATTATGATATAAAAATATTTATTACAAAATTATTACAAAATACTGAAAAATTTAAAATAAATACGCTAAATATATATCATCTAGAGACAGATTATTCAGAATATTCGATTAAATATTAAATTTATTTGATTTTAATATTAATTCTAATTCTTCTTTATTCTTACTCCAATATTTGATTTCATAAGCATCTCTACTCCGTTCAAGATAACTCTCAGAAAAATCATCATTGATAGTAAAACTTAAGAATTTTCTTATATCATCAGGTGCATTTTTATATTCTATATCATATATTGGAATGATTTTATCATTTCTACTTCGGGTTCTTATTCTATATATTTTACCTATATGAGAATTTAAATAATCTCTTAGATTATTACCATCTAAACTTTGATAATCAATATCATCATTCAATATTACATAATCATCAACATCTATTTTATTTTCATTCATTTCAAATCTTTTCAAGTACTTCATATGTTAAATTTATTTGAGTTTAATATTATTTCTAATTCATCTTTATCTTCACTAAAATGTATTATTTCACTTCTATTAAATTCAAAACTATTAGAATTTTTTAATTTAAATTCTCTAGTTATTGATCTATCCCTATACGAAATATTATATTTAACTTTAAATGGATAATTATTATCATAATTAATTTTAACTATAATACCAATTTTATTATTGATAGTATCATTGACAACATCATTATCTGAATAATAGCATATAACATAATCACCAACTTTTGGCTCATTTTTATTTGAATTCTCATTAAATTTTAATATTTTCATATGTTAAATTTATTTGTATATTTAAATAATTCATATTCTTCTTTACTAAACATAACATAATTTGGATTATTCTGTTTATCATATAAATTTAAATATTTATCATCTGATCCAGGTATTTTACTCGCAATATAACTATTTAATGATGGATATAGTTCTTCTCCATTATTTTCATAAAACATAATCTGATCTTCTACAGTAAATATACCAAATTCATTATAATATATTTGAACAGTATATGGATTTTTATATGTTTTAGTTTTATGATTTTTTAGTTTAATTTCATTGAAAAATGTTTCCAATTTTCTGAAAAATGTTTCTAAACTGATTTTTTCAAACTTCTTTATATATTTCATTAATTCATGCTAAATTTTTTATATATTCCTTGTGATTTTTATATAACCATTCTTTATATTCTTTCAAATTATCATAAGGTAAATTGTTACCTTCACAACTTAAATATTTTAATGACTCAGGTAACTTAGGTAACTCACTTAAATTATTTTCATATAATTCTAGTTTTTCTAAATTATCAGGTAATTTAGGCAACTCAGTTAAATAATTATTAGAACAAATTAATACTTTTAATGTATTGGGTAATTTAGGTAAATTTATTAATTTATTACTAGAACAATTTATTTTTATTAATGAGTCATTTAACTCTGGCAATTTAGTTAAATTATTATCTTCACAATATAATATTTCTAATGATTTTGGTAACTCTGGTAAATTAGTTAAAAAATTAATACCACAGCATAATTCTTTTAATGAACCTGGTAATTTTGGTAATTCAGTTAAAATATTATTATAACAATATACTTCTTTTAATGTATTTGGTAATTCAGGTAATGATTTTAAAATATTATCATAACAATATAAATATTCTAACTCGTATGGTAACTCAGGTAACTTAGTTAACGTATTCCAATAACAAGTCAATTCTTTTAATGAACTTGGTAACTCAGGTAACTCAGTTAATCCTTTATTAATATAATCTATTACCTTTGATGTTATATATTCAAATTTTTTCAAATATTTCATATGGTTATATATTAAAAAATTAAATTTAAAAAATTAAATTAATATATAAAATAAGAAAATGTAATAAACGCTTTATCTAGATACGGCGAATTTTTATCTGATTTAGCTGATAGCTATAATAAAAATAAAGTTAGAAATAACTAAATATGAAATATTATGATAACAAATTTTAAATTATATGAAAAACTTAATGATGGAATGCCTGAAGTAGGTGACTATGTCATTTGTTCAAAAAGTGACTTTAGTAGTGATGAATTTGTAGAAAATAATATAGGTAAAATTCTTAAAGATGATAAAAGTAATTATTATCCTTATTATATAACATATGATAATATACCAGATAGTTTAATTGATCGTAGAGTTAATAAAATTGCTACTATATTATTTAAACGTAAAGACATATTATATTGGAGTAAGGATAAAGAAGAATTAGAAGCCATATTACAAACAAATAAATTTAATCTATGATAACAAATTTTAAATTATATGAAAAACTTAATGATAATGGTGCTCCAAATATAGGTGACTATGTCATTTGTAGCGATCATGAAAATAATAATCATGATAATTTTTTTAAAAATAAAATAGGTAAAATTCTTAATATAAATTATGATAAGATATATACTCATGCTATAACATATGATAACATACCAGATAGATTATATGATAATATAATTAAAGGAAAAAGAACTATCGGAGTTAAAAGAAACAATATAATATATTGGTCTGAAAATAAAGAAGAATTAGAACAAATGTTGCAAGCAAATAAATTTAATCTATGATAACAAATTTTAAATTATATGAAAAACTTAATGATGGAGTGCCTGAAGTTGGTGACTATGTCATTTGCGGCGGTAAATTTTTAATTGGATCTCATAAACTTTTCAGAAACGCTGTAATTAATAATATAGGTAAGATAATAAATTATGATTCTACATATAAATACACAATAAATTATAATTATAAATTTGGAGGTAATATTAATTATTATACTAATTTAGAAGGTGATAATAATTATTATACTAACTCTGAAGATATATTATATTGGAGTAAAGATAAAAAAGAATTAGAACAAATATTGCAAGCAAATAAATTTAATATATGATAACAAAATTTAAATTGTATGAGAATGTATCAAATAAGGGTTTGGTATTATGTGAAGAATTGCCAGTTTATAATATAAAAGATTTAGATTATGATATAAAACTTTTATATACATCAATCCCTGAACCAGGTCAAGGATCAGACTCATATAAAATATGGTTAACTCCTGATTATAATTTTATAGTTACAGTAGATAATTATATTATTAATTTAGATTCTGTAATAATTAATAGAAAAAATAGATATAAAGAACTTATTAAATTAGGTTATGATACATACGGTGACACAAAAGAATATTATATAGAAATTTTAAGTATATTAAAAGAAGTAAAAAATGAGCTTACTAATTATATAAAAAAAGCTAAAAATGGAAAATTAGAGATAGAAATGAATGCTAAAAAATTTAACATATGAAATATATAAAAACATTTAAAGATCATTATAAGAAACAGGTTAGAAAGAATTAATAGAAATATTTAAAAATAAAAAGAAGTACATTTAGTTCTTCTTTTTTTATTTATGATATATTTTAAATTTAGTTTGATCTATACCTATTGGATAATCTGTTAAAGGTGATGACCATAGAACACTAATTGTAACATTTTTATTAAGTTTTTGTGTAATAATATTTTCATTAAAATAATTAATCATTAATGGATTAAATTCACCAGTTGTTAATATATCGGTCACAAATAATTTAATTTCATCATAATTATCTTTATAATTTTGTTTAAAAAATAACCATATATCATTATAATCTAAATATAAATGATTTATATCTGGGATTTGTTTAAATAGGCAAGTACCTTTAATTTTATTCGGTAATACAAATTTTTGATTATTCAATTTACACAATTTAAGTTTTCTAATATAGGTTTCATCATAAAACCAATATATCCAATTTGGATAATCGTCATGAATAACTGGATAGCATGAATTAAATTTATTCCAGAACCAAATAGTTAATTCTTCTTTATTCATAGTATAGTTAATTTAGTAGTATCTGATAGCGGAGTGTAACCATTGCTGGTAAAGTTAGAAGGTGTATATACATTTAATTTAGTAGTGTCTGATAGTATTTTATCAACTTTCACACTTGATAGTAGTGATGTATATAAATTTAATTTAGTAGTGTCTGATAATATATCCGTTATAATTGATTGAATATCATCATAGTTAGTGTTATAATTTTGTTCAAAAAATGACCAAATATTATCGTTATCACACCATAAATATTGATTTTTTAAATCCTGTTCGAATAAACAAGTTCCTGTAACTTTATTATGTAATGTAATTTCTTGATTATTTAATTTACATAACTTAATCTTTCTAATATAATTTTGATCATAAAACCAAAAAACACTATTAGGGAAATCATCATGAGTAACAGGATAGCATAAATTAAATTTATTCCAAAACCAGTTTGTTAATTCTTCTTTCGTCATAATATAGTTAATTTTGTAGTGTCAGACAGGTATTTCTTTTGATGCCCTTATAATTGAAGTGGGGTATATACATTTAATTTGGTAGTATCTGATATGACAGTTATTCCGCGGTTGATCGTTGGAGCTGGTGTATATACATTTAATTTGGTAGTGTCCGACAGGTGATATCCATTAGGACTCCTTCGTGATAAAGGTGTATATACATTTAATTTGGTAGTGTCCGACAGGTTCCAACTTGCTTGATGATTATGTCTATAAGGTGTATATACATTTAATTTGGTAATGTCTGACAGGATATTCACAATTGGATGTATTCCTAGACTCGGTGTATATACATTTAATTTGGTAATGTATGACAGGATTTCTATTATAAGTGATTGAATATCATCATAGTTATCTTTATAATTTTGTTCAAAAAATGACCAAATTTCTTGATAATCACACCATAAATATTCAGATTTCAAATCCTGTTGGAATAAACAAGTTCCTATAATTTTATTAGGTAATGTAATTTCTTTATTATTTATTTTACACAACTTAATCTTTCTGATATATTGCTCGTCATAAACCATATATAACATATCAGGATAATCATCATGTACTACTGGGTAGCATGAATTAAATTTACTCCAGAACCATATACTTAATTCTTCTTTTGTCATATTATAATATTTAATTTACAAAGATAATAAAAATATTTCAATAATAGGTAAAATGATATTATATTATTCATAAATATTACTATCTTCATAACTTAACTTTAAGTAAAATTATTAAAATGTTTAAGTTATTTAATTTATAGGTTAAATTGTTTAGACATTTTTACCTCTGGATAAGTTTTATCAAACCATTCATTATATCCATCCAAATCTTTATAAGGTAAATTACATAATTTACAATTTAATTCTACTAATGATTCAGGTAAAATCGGTAATTTACTTAAATTATTATTACTACAATCTAATCTTCGTAATTTATTAGGTAATTCAGGTAGTTCAGTTAAATCATTTCCTTCACAATATAATTGATCTAATGTATCAGGTAATTCAGGTAATTCAATTATATTATTATTATTACATAATAATATCGTTAATTTTTTAGGTAACTCAGGTAACTCAGGTAAATTATTATTAGAACAAAATAATTCAAGTAAAGTCTCAGGTAACTCAGGTAACTCAGTTAAATCATTAAAACTACAATATAATTTTTCTAATCCATAAAATAACTCTGGTAACTCAGTTAATTGTCTATTTGAACAATTTAATAATGTTGTAATACTCTCAAACTTCTTTATATACTTCATATTATATGTTAAATTTATTTGCATTAAGTATCATCTCTAATTCTTCTCTATCATTACTCCAATAACTAATATCCATACCACGAAGTGCTATTTCATCTCTACCAGTACATAATCCTAAAGGTATATTGTCATAATATATTCCATAATCAAAAGCCATAGTACCATAATACCTAATTATCTTACCTATCTTATCATGAAGAAATTTAGTTTCTTCCTTAGAAACACCATGTAAACATATAACATAATCTCCTACCTTTGGCTTATCCTCATTATACTCAAACATTTTTATAAATTTCATACTCTTATATATTAATTTATATTTACTTAAAAAATCAAGCCAACACAACTGAAGACGCATACCAACCATATCATGTTTTTTCATGCCTTTTCAAGATTTTTTCAAAAAATATCACTTTCTCCCCCACTAAACTTCCAAAATATTTATCATAATTTGAAAATCCTTAATATACAACACCTATCAGATATTTATAAAAAACTTACTTTCTCCCTCACTAAACTTTATATACTAAATTATTCAAATATCATTTAAAATGATACAATCATTTGATAACCAGATAAATAAACAAATTTATTAATATTATAAAAAAAGAGCAAAAATATACTGATAAATTTATACTATAAATGTGCAAATTTGATTGAAATATGAGTAATATATGTTGTAATCATTATTTTTACTGTATAAATTAAATATTAATATATTAAAAAGTAAAAATAAAAACATGAACCAGTAAGGGTGGTCCACACTTTTTTTAACGATCTAAAATAATACGCCTAAATTTGAAGTTAATCAATTACTAATCAACTAATTAACTTTTTTTAAAGATAACTAATTGATATACAGATAGATAACTATTATTAACTATGACAAAATGACAGTTAAAATAACATACACAATTTAATTAAAATTCACAAGGTGATTTTTAATAAAAATATATTAATATATAAATGTATGATAACAAATTTTAGATTATATGAAATGAATGAAGATAACCCAGAAATAGGGGATTATGTTATTTGCAATCAAGGTCGGTCATACTACTCATGAAGGTAATTTTATTAAAAATAAAATAGGTAAGATTATTCGTAATGATTATATACCGAGATATTATCCTTATGCAATAACATATGATAATATACCTGCTGATATATTTGATAAAAAAATAAACAATATAAATGTAATATTATTTAAACGTGATGATATAGAATATTGGAGTAAAAATAAAGAAGAATTAGAATTAATATTACAAACAAATAAATTTAACATATAAAAAAAGAAGAGCATTTGAAGATAATAAAATCAACAAATATAATCCAAGTATAGGTAATATTGTATTATATGATTATTATTTTAATACTGAAAATAACGAATTTTCTCAAGATAAAAAGGTTGGTAAAATACTTCAATTTATCACAGGTAAATGGTTAATAACTGATATAAATAAGGATAATAAATCATATATAATTACCAAGATCTTTAATAATAAGAAAAGCCACATCAAAAGATATTGATGATTATATAATAAGAAATAATGCTAAACAATTTAATATATAATATCAACATTTATATTTCAAAATAATTTTATTATGACATTTAATTTATTGTTATATGACAATTTATATTTTGCGGTCTATTATTTTTCTTTCTGGTGTATATACATTTAATTTGGTAGTGTCTGACAGGAATGTCTTCATTCCAATTTGTGATCCCTCGGGGGTATATACATTTAATTTGGTAGTGTCTGATAGGTTACTATCTTCTATTGCTCCAATAAAATCAGATGTATATAAATTTAATTTAGTAGTGTCTGACAGGCACAGCCACTGCGAGAACCATGTATCAAGCGGTGTATATACATTTAATTTAGTAGTGTCTGACAGGAGACTTGGTGCGTTTCACGTACCGGTACTGGTGTATATACATTTAATTTAGTAGTGTCTGACAGGTGCAATCTTGTTGGCTTTATCCCAGTAAGCGGTGTATATACATTTAATTTAGTAGTGTCTGACAATTCATATTGATCTGACATATAAGGATTACCTGGTGTATATACATTTAATTTGGTAGTGTCTGACAGGATTTCTTTTATAAGTGATTGAATATCATCATAATTATCTTTATAATTTTGTTTAAAAAACAACCAAATTTCATCAAATTTGCAATATAAACATGAATATTTTGAATCCTGTTCGAATAAGCAAGTCCCTATGACTTTATTAGGTAATATAATTTTTTGATTATTTAATTTACACAACTTAATCTTCCTAATATAATTCGGATCACAAAACCAAAAAATACTATCAGGATAGTCATCATGTACTACTGGGTAGCATGAATTAAATTTATTCCAGAACCATATAGTTAATTCTTCTTTTGTCATAATATAATATATTTAATTTACAAAGATAGTAAAATAGATTGAATATTTAGTATAAATCAATAAAAATATCACTTTCACCCTGACCGAACTTTGAATAAATTTATTAGAAATTTAAAATGTCTAATATTGATTAAATATTAGACATTTTAAAAAAAGTTCATTTTCTCCCTGACCGAACTTATTAAATATTAAATTTATCAGTTAATTTTTCAAGTTCATATTGTTCTATTTCATCTGGAGTCATTAATCTTAAATCATCTTCTTCTAAAAATGATATATATTCTTTTATATAATAGACGAAAAAATTATTACGTTTATTATATTTAATTTCATATATGATACCTTTTATATTACTTTTATTTCTATTGTATTTAGTAGTTGATATAACATAATCTCCTACTTTATATTTACTATCACTTAAATATATATCTTCAAATTTTTTAATATATTTCATAGGTTAAATTTATTTACATTTATTAATAAATTGATATCATCTATTGGCATAATTCTAAATTTATACGTATTATTATATTCTATAATAAATTTAGATATTGCTTTTTTAGCTTCTTTTAATGTATATGTTTTAACTGGACGGCCATTAATAGCTGGTATATAACGAAAAGGTTGTAGATCACTTTCACAATCAATAGCTACGGCTAATCCTCTTTTACCATCTGTTACTATTACATATTTATCAGTATTACTTTCAAATTCTTTAATATATTTCATGCAGTTATATATTAAAATTAAAAACTCAGTTAATTAATTTTAACTGAGTTTTTAATTACATTTTTTAAATAATTATGACTTATTTATAATCCAATAAAATGAAATTATACCAGTTATAGTACTCACATATATAATATCAAAACTAGACAATGTTAAATTAGTTATATAATATTGAATAGCTGAATCTAATGATGCTGGTGTTATATTTATAGTATATCCAGTATTATTTAATGGTGAATCTAATGAAACTGTCACTGAAGTAACACCTGTCACTTCTTGATAATAAACTCCACTAATTGTTGGTCCACCAATAATTTTACCATTACCATCAATACAATTATATAATGTTGCATCATTAAAAGAATTAACACCTACACAATTATATAATGTTGCTCCTGATTGTACGTTAATAGAACCAGCACCTACACAATTATATAATATTGCTCCTGATTGAACACTACTAAAATTACCAATACAATTGTAACACGTACCATACATAGTACCATTAAATCCGCCTTGAGTTACACAATTATAATATTGTCCTCCTAAATTATTACTATTAAATCCATTGTCTATTATGCAATCAAAAAATTCACCTGTATAATTTCCAGATTCAAATGCAACTGGAGATTTTATATTTTTAAATATACCAGAATAATTAGAACTAGAAATAAAAATAGAAGAAGTCCCAACTATATTATCAAAAGTTCCACTATATTCAGTAGTTCCAGTAGACCAATATGGGGCATAAAAACCAACATAAGTAGATATATCGCTAAATGTACCAGAAAAAAGAGTTCCATTAAATCCTTCCGCATTATTTATTATTGATATATTATTAAAAGTACCTGAGAATATATTTCCTTGTAACGATCCACCCCCACCAATCGTTATATTTTTAAATATACCAGAAAATTCTGCATCGTTACTTCCACCAAAAATTGGTCCACCTACCATATCTATATTTTCAAATATTCCAGAATATTTAGAATAGCCATTAAACAAATTAGAATTTCCACTAATATTTTTAAATGTTCCTGAAAGTTCTCTGCCTGTATTTGATATATTTCCTTCAAAAAGATCACAATTTTCAATATATAAATTTGGGTAGCTTCCATTAATAGTTATTCCACCATCTTGAAATTTGATTCCATATAATGTAATATAATCTGAATTTACACTAGTACCATCATAGCCTATTTCAACATCTATATTTCCAGTAGATGATATTAAATTTATATACGGAGTATCTAATATTAACTTAGAAGACATTCCATAATATCCAGGATATATAATTATATTAACTTGATTATATAATGTAGGCACTAAAGCCTTTGCAACATTATATACATTCTGTAATTCTATTCCATTTGTGTTAGGATCACTTTTTCCAAATACACTTAAATATTGAGTACCAATACCATCAAATCCAGTAGTAGAACCAGTAGGACCAGTTAATCCACTAATTATATTAGTCACCCATTCTTCACTTGCCAAATATATTATATCACTCATATTATATTTTTTTTATTCATATATATTAAAATTTATTTACCGAATATTACTGTGGTGATATGTTAAAATTAACAATACTTAACTTATAAAAGATTTAATGATATTTAACTACATATTATTAGGTAGAATCAATATAAAGTATTATCTTTGTATTGTGATTGACAGTGTAATGACTGGAGTATATTCTCCAAAGCGGGGCATTACGTAGATGTTAACACATATTTTTAAATGTTATAACTTTAACTGTTTTAACCTACACTTTTTAAACTTGTTAAGTATTTAACTCTTTACAAATGTACAACACCTTTTAAATCAAATACTTACAATGATATACAGGAAATATACAGTATTAACGCATAATTATAGATGTTAATACGGTATATAAAATGCATATAATTATTCAATTTTAAATAACTATGTATCAATGATTTATAAATGTATTAACATAAATCGCATAATAACATATTATGTATAATACTAATTTCCTGCTATAACTGTTAATGATTTGTATATTGTTAAGTTAACATTAAGTAATAAGAAGTTTTTTAACATTTACGTATTACCCCGCTCTCGGGCTCCATGATCCTACGTCCATGTTATCAAGACAAAGATAACGCTTTATATTCATTCTACCTAATATATTTGAGTTAATTTTTGTTAAATTATTGAAGTCACCACAGTAATGTTCGGTAAATAAAAAATGAATTTTTTTAATTAATATATAGCATTACAAAAAAAAAATTAAAAAATGAATTTTTTTAATTAATATATAACATTACAAAAAAAAAATTAAAAATATGAAAAAATTAAAAACGTTTGAAGATTTTAATACTGATACTGATTCAGAATATGATTATGCTTATAAAAACAGAGAAAACATTGCTGGTTTTAATACTGATACTGATTCAGAATATGATTATAAATATCATAAAAATAGAGTATCTGGTGCTGGCCCAGAAAATGGTTCAACTGAATTAATAGATGCAGTTAAACATAAAGATATAGAAGCAGTAAAAGAGTTAATTAAACTTGGCGCTTATGTAGATGAAGAAGATAAACAAGGTAAAACTGCTATTGATTGGTTAACCGATATTAATGATGATACTTATTTTGCTATAAAGAAATTATTAATAGATGGTGGTGCTAATACTGGTTATGGACATTCTCATTATTCTAGTAATATTCACCATAGTGTTTTAGGAGACTAATTAATATTGACATTAAATAAAAAATGTGAACCTTATCAGTTCACATTTTTTGTTATATGTTAAATTTGTTAGTGAGTTTACTCATTTTAAATATTTAAATTTCTTCTGGTACCATTAATCTTATATTCTTATAATGTTAATAAATTTGATACACCACAATAATGTTCGGTAAATAAAAAATGAATTTTTTTAATTAATATATAGCATTACAAAAAAAAAATAAAAAATAATATATTTTAATTAATATATAACATTACAAAAAAAAAAAATTAAAAATATGAAAAAATTAAAAACGTTTGAAGATTTTAATACTGATACTGATTCAGAATATGATTATGCTTATAAAAACAGAGAAAACATTGCTGGTTTTAATACTGATTCAGAATATGATTATAAATATCATAAAAATAGAGTATCTGGTGCTGGCCCAGAAAATGGTTCAACTGAATTAATAGATGCAATTAAACATCAAGATATAAAAGCAGTAGAAGATTTAATTAAACTTGGTGCTGATGTCAATGAAGAAGATGAACAAGGTTATACTCCTACTGATTATGCTTTGTCATCAGGATCTGCAGCTATTTTGCTTTTATTAAGAGAATATGGAGCTAAAGATAAATACCACATAAACATTTAATTTTTGGTAATGTTCACCATAGTGTTTTAGGAGACTAATTAATATTGACATTAATATAAAAAATGTGAACTGATAAGGTTCACATTTTTTGTTATATGTTAAGTGAGATAAATAAAAAAAATAATTAATATATAAGAGTAATAAATTTTAATAGTGAGATAAATAAAAAAATAATTAATATAATATATCATATGAGAAAAATTAAAGATTTTATTAAATTTATATATGAAAGTAATAATGATATTACAAAATTCGAATATGAAATATGTAAAATAATAGATGAGTATAAAGATATAAATAATTATGAAAAATCAAAAAATATACCAAATAGTTCATCAAAATTATCTAATAACTATATTAAGCATACTATAAAAGAAGATTCTATAATAAATGATGTTAGAACATTTTTTTATGATATATTAAATCATTATAATTCGACTTCAAATTTATCTACAGAAAAATTAAATTTATATAAAACACTTGAAAAATTATATTATAAATATCGAAATATATTAAGTACAATGGATATGGAACATATAATAATGAGTTATAAAATATATGACAAAAATATAAATAACGGATTAGTTTTAACTAAAAAAAATTTGGGACTTAGTAAATTTGAAACAATAACAGATTTAAATTATGATTTAAAATTATTATATACATCTGATGTTGATCCACAAAGTATAAATTTTGGGGGAACACAGATAGGACAATGGCAATATAAAATATGGTTAACTCCTGATTATAATTTTATAGTTGCAAAAGATAATGAAATTATTGATTTAGATTCTATGATACGTAGTATGAAAAGATATTATAAAATGAATTTTAATCCTGATCATCATGACGAAAAAGGTAATCAAAAAAATCAATTTGGTAGTACTATGTATTCTGGTGAAATAAAAATTATAACAGATCGTATAAAAATAATATTAGAAGTAAAAAATAAGCTTAATGATTATATAAAAAAAGCTAAAAACGGAGAATTAAAAATAGAAATGAATGCAAATAAATTTAACCTATGAAATATATTAAACACTTCGAAAAAGTAGACTTCATATTCTATTCTAATAAAGAATTAACTGAACTACCAAAATTACCTGACTCATTAAAAACATTATATTGTAACGATAATTATTTACCATATGGTAACCTTGATGGATATAAAGAATGGTACTTTAATTCAATGACTAATAAATTTAACCTATGAAACATATTAAACACTTCTAAAATAGATAGGTATATCCATACATCATCCAGAAGTAATTAACAACACTAAGAAGTTTAACATATAAATAATAACAATGCGACCACATATTATAACATATGTGTGCTTACCATTATATATAACTTAATATATGTACACACGTGTCCACATAAATGTCATAGACATTTACCTTAACATATCATAAGGACAATCATAAGGACAATACTTACATGCAAATGTCATAAACATTTACCTTAACATATCATAAGGACAATCATAAGGACAATCATAAGGACAATCATAAGGACAATCATAAGGACAATCATAAGGACAATCATAAGGACAATCATAAGGACAATCATAAGGACAATCATAAGGACAACACGTCCACACAAATGTCATAGACATTTACCTTAACATATCATAAGGACAATCATAAGGACAATCATAAGGACAACACGTCCACACAAATGTCATAGACATTTTCTATACACATAGACTGATTGATCACTACACTAACATCTACACTACTCATAGTATTATTATCTATACACTACACAGTATATCTTTATATGTATATACATATACTATACAGTAGATTATTATACTCATAAGTTTATACATATAACTATACTGATGTCATTGATTATAATACTATGAATAGTTATTACTATGATATACTTATATCTACCTTGTGATATGAGTACTATTCACCATGATGTGGGCACTACTGGGGTGCTACCCACTGGATGGTATCTGGTATCAATATAAATTAGTGCTGCTAAGGTATCTGATAGCTATGAGAGAACTATTGTGAATTTTTATAGACTTCTTCACGAGATTGTTCATGAAGAGAGGGAGCGAAGAAGTTCATGAACATTTGTCGGAGAACATGACGCGCAAAAGTCTATGACTACTTACTAAGTGTTAACACGAATGAACACTTCAGTCGGATGTTCATGAACACTTGTGTAGTAGACTTGGAGATGGTGTTGAACGACTTGCGTGTATAGGGTGTATAGACAGGTATAGGGCAGCCATGGCGAAAATTGTTAATATTTGTTAACATTTAATCCCATGAAATTTCTCATGAATTGTTATATCAAGTTTGAATTTTTTTTTTGGAAAAAATTTCTCATGAATTGTTATATCAAGTTTGAATTTTTTTTTAAGAATTATTATATCAAATTTGAATTTTTTTTTTTGGAAAAATTTTTAGAGTATTTTACTCAGAATAAATTTATAATAAATTTGAGTTTGAATTTTTTTTTTTGGAAAAATTTTTAAGTAATTTTGTCATATATTTTGAATTTCAATTTTTTTTTTGGAAAAATTTTTAGAGTATTTTGTGAGTTTTTTTATAGATATATTTCAAAATTTTGGATATAGTTTAATATACTGTATAAATTAGTTAGGAATCAAATTTAAAAAATTTTTTCGGGAAAAATTTTTAAGGATTTTCACCAGATATTTTTATTTAGTGACGCGTCTTTAATAGTTAGGTTATTTTACATAGCATTAATATTCGTATAAAAAAATAAGATATTTTAATTAATATATAGCATTACAAAAAAAATAAAATTATGAAAAGTATAAAATTATTTGAAGAGTTTAATACGCTTAACAATAACAAAGTAGACGGTTTAGTAGATTTAATATCAGATAAATTAAAAAATTATATATCAACAACAAGTATTGATGATGCATATAAAAATAATACAATTAAATATAAATATAATGATTATAGAACAAAGTATAATGATTATAGAACAAAGTATACATTGCATACTTATTTAAAAGCTGCAGAATTTGATATTATATATTTAGGTATTAAAATGCATATAGAATTTAGTGATGATAGAGATTGCAATACGCATGGTTATGAGTTTGATAGATTTCCAACTTGTTCTAATGGTTGTATTAATTTAGATATTATGTTATTTAATATAAATGAATATGATAAAGAAGATAATAATCGTAAAGAAATAGATTGGAATAGTATAAAGAAAGATATATCAAATTTCTTTTATTATATTTTCGATCCATATAATATTGGTATTTATCAGGCTGATAACTTTAATGAAAAAGAAAATGATATTGATAATACTATTATTGATAATACTATTTTGATGAAATTATTATATACATTTAATCAATATTATGAATTAGATAAAAATACAAAAAAAATAATTTATAGATTTAAAAATAAAAAATCACAAGCCTCTTTGAATTTAGATTGTGTAAAAAACTTAGCAAAAAAACTTGAAATATCAAAATATTTTGATTATGATATAGTATCAAAATATCAAGGTATTGTTAATAATATATTAAATTCTAAAGAGCATCAAGAAACTATAAATAATTCGAATTCTATTGGTATAACAGCGATATTAATAGCTTGTAAAACTAATATTATAGGATTCATAGAAAAAATATTGAAAGTTCCTAATATAGAAATTGGAAAAACTCAAATTGATTTATTATCTGATAAAAATAAAAATAAATTTATGCTAAAAATATTCTCTGATAATTATCCATTTGATTTATTAACTGATGAAAATAAAAAAATAATTAAAAAAGATTTTCCAGAGTTATATAATGAATGGGAAGTATTACATGATATTGGTAACTTTAATATGTAATAATAAAAAATAAGATATTTTAATTAATATATAGCATTACAATAATGAAAATGGGAAGTATAAAAAAAATAAGATATTTTAATTAATATATAGCATTACAATAAAAAATCAGAAGTAAATGATAACAGCATTTAAATTATATGAGAATAAATTGAATAAAGGATTAATATTAACTAGTGATGATTTAGGTGTAGATTCTATAGAAGATCTTCCTTTAGATTCTATTTATGATGATATAGAAGTTTTAGAGGAATATCAAGACCCTTATCAAGGAGGAGAAATATATAGGATATGTTTAACTCGTGATTATAATTTTATAGTTACATATGATTGGGATATTATTGATTTAAAGGATAGGATAATTGAAATAAAGGATGAAATGAGTGATAGTGATGATAAAAAAATTTATAGAGAAATATTACAGTTATTAAAAGATTTAAAAAAAGATCTTAGTATATATATTAAGCAAGTAAAAAATGGAACATTTGAGATAGTAAGAGCAGCTAAAAATTTCAATATATAAAAAAAAATAAAAAAATGTGAAATTAGAAATTTACGCAAAAAATTTGACATGGAAAAATTTAAATAGTACTTCTCGTTATAATAATGAGAAAGGAATGTATAGCTATAAAAAATGAATATTTTAATTTAAAAGAAGGACAATAGGTTCTTCTTTTTTTATAATTTAATTTTTAATATATATTATAAAAAATAGTATGAAATATATTAAATACTTTGAAAATGCAATAACAAAATTAGATTTATCAGAACAAGATTTATATGAATTACCTGAGTTAGCAGTTACACTAACTATATTATCTTGTCATTCGAATAATTTAAGAAAGTTACCAGAGTTACCAAAAAATTTAATAGAGTTATATTGCTGGGATAATATATTACTTTCTTTACCTAAATTACCGAATACATTAAAAAAATTAGCATGTTCGAATAATGTATTAGGAAAATTACCTAAATTGCCAGATAAATTAGAATATTTATCTTGTTGTGAAGATGATTTATATATATTAGGAAAATTGCCAGATACTTTAATAGATTTGCATTGTTCAAATAATACATTAAAAAAATTACCTATATTACCTAAATCATTAATAGAATTATACTGCATAGGAAATGAATTATATGAATTACCTGATTTACCTAATAAATTAGAGTTTTTAGACTGTTCAGATAATAACTTAAAATTTTTACCGAAAATTCCTGATACATTAGAAGAATTAAATTGTAGTGATAATGATTTGGGTGAGTTACCTGAATTACCTGATTCAGTAGTCGAATTAAATTGTAGTGGTAATAAATTACCTTATCGTGATATAGAAGGATATAGGTTATGGTATAATGAATGGTTAAAAATAAATAATCCTATAAAATATTATGCTAATCAATTTAATATATAAGAATAAAAAACTATGAAAAAATTAAAATATTTTGATAACTTTATCATAGAATTTAAAAGTTGGTACACAGGTAATGAAACAAGTGATTTTGAAAAAGAATTAGATGAATTTATTAATGATTTCAATAAGTATAAATCAGCACAAAAATTTTCTAATCATGAAATGTTAAGAAACATTTTAAATGATGTTATTGTAGAACAAAATTATTCGACAGTAAATTTATCAGTAGATGAAGCAAAATTAAAAAATAGGTTAATAAATATAGTTAATAAATATAAAGATACTGTAAGTGATAATGATATGATAATAGTATATAAAATTCTTATAGGAGATATTAACAAAAACATATAATATGAAATATATAAAATACATTGAAAGAATAGCATCAGATTATTTTAATAAAAATATCATTAGATTATTCTAATAAAGAATTGGCTTAATTATATAAGTTATCAGATAACTTAGAATATTTATATACATTTAATTTAGTGGTGTCTGATAGTTGATATTGAGATGGAGATGGGAAAATTCTTTTCCGAGGTGCATACACATTTAATTTAGTGGTGTCTGACAGTATTTTAGGTTCTTTATTCCTCATAGAGATAGGTGCATACACATTTAATTTAGTGGTGTCTGACAGTCTTCCAGAAAAAAGGGATGTACTAGGTTCCGGTGCATACACATTTAATTTAGTGGTGTCTGACAGTTCCTGAGTATAGAATCCGCTATATGGTTTTGGTGCATACACATTTAATTTAGTGGTGTCTGACAGTATATACGTTATAAGTGATTGAATATCATCATAGTTAGTGTTATAATTTTGTTCAAAAAATGACCAAATATCCATATAATCACACCATAAATATTGATTTTTTAAATCCTGTTCGAATAAACATATTCCTTTTACTTTATCTGGTATAGTAATTTCTTGATTATTTAATTTACATAATTTAATCTTTCTGATATAATTTTGTTCATAAAACCAGAATATACTTTCTGGATAATTATCATGAGTAACAGGATAGCATGAATTAAATTTATTACAGAACCAAATTGTTAATTCTTCTTTTGTCATATAGTTTATTTGTATACATTTAATTTGGTAGTATCTGATAGTTTGTTTAAAGTCTCGTTATAAGCCAAATAAGGTGTATATACATTTAATTTAGTGGTGTCTGATAGTAGCTTATTGTCAATTAATATAAATAATTTAGGTGTATATACATTTAATTTAATAGTGTCTGATAGTATATCCTTTATAAGTGATTGAATATCATCATAGTTAGTGTTATAATTTTGTTCAAAAAATGACCAAATATCCATATAATCACACCATAAACAATCTCTTTTTAAATCTTGTTGGAATAAACATATTCCTTTTACTTTATCTGGTATAGTAATTTCTTGATTATTTAATTTACATAATTTAATCTTTCTGATATAATTTTGTTCATAAAACCAGAAAATTGAGTTTTTATAATCATCATGAGTAACAGGATAGCATGAATTAAATTTATTCCAAAACCAGTTTGCTAATTCTTCTTTTTTCATATAGTTTCATTATAAGTAATATTTAGATATTCGAAATGTAAAAAGAAATATGATGTATATACTGATAAATTAATATCATTTTTTTGGGATGTTATTTCTGAGAGAATATTATAAGGAAGTACATTTTTATATTTATAATCAGGTAATTGTTTTTTTAATATATCAGGTGTAATTATATCAGAAATTATATCATAGTCATAAATATTAATATTATTTTCAAATGTTATCCACGTATTATAGTCTATATACAGAATTTTAGATTTTGTATTTTGAACAAATAAGCAAAGTACATTTTTAACAATATTTAAATTAGGAATTGTTATTTCTTGATTATTTACTTTACACAATTTAAGTTTTCTGATAAAATTTTCGTCGTATATCCATAAAATTAAATTAGGATTATAATCTGTTTTAATTGGATAGCAGGAGTTAAATTTATTAATGAATAATTTTGATACATCATCTTTGTTCATATCTCATATATTTTAAATTTATAATTAGGAATGCGTCTTCAATAGTATTGTATTTAATATTTAATAATTAATGATTTATAATTTTAATTAGGTATATAAATTTCTGAATAATTTTCTTGATCTACTCCTACTTCAGCGAATTCGCTAAACATGTATTGTGATAATTTTAATTTAGTGAATTTAAAATAATATGATGGTAATATTAACATATTTTTTTTCTTTTTTTCTTTTAATTTTAATTTTTGTTTTAATTGATTTTTAGATAATATAATTTTTATTTTTGTTTTAATTTGATTTTTTTCTTTTTTTGTAAGCACGCTCATACTCATACTCATATATTTAACTGGTGTGAATGATTTAAATTCTGTTGATTTTAATGCATCAATCATAAGGAATTGAATATCTTCAAAGTTATTTGAATAATTTTCATAAAAAACTGACCAGATTTCATTATAGTCAAAGCATATTTCTTTATTTATGATATCTTGTTCGAATAAACAAAAACCATTAATTTCTTTAGGATTATTTACTTTTTGTTTATTTATTTTACCAATTTTAATTTTTCTAATAAATTGGTCATCGTAGTACCAGAATATATATTTATTATTTATAATAGGTTTGACAGGATAGCAAGATGATATTTTATTTATAAACCAATAGCTTAATTCTTCGTTATTCATATTTTTAGTCATAAATTATTTTTTATTAGTTAAGTTAGTATTCAATAGTATTGTGTTTAATATATAGGATTTTTTAAATAATCTGTTAAATTAAAAAAAAGAAAGATATTCATCAAATTTATAAATACAATCACTATCGTATTTTTTAAGGGTTCTAATAAATTTATCATCATAAATCAAAAATAATATATCAGTATTTTTTAAATTTTTCAATATGTAGCATAAATTTAATTGATTAATTAGTCAATTTTTTGTTTGATTTGTATTCATACAATTTAAAATTATTATTTTTAAAACAATACTTTCCAGTTAGATTTTGCTAATAGGCGTCATATTTTAATTTTGATTTATCTACAAATAATATAGATGTTAACGATTGTGACATTACAGTATATACATTATTTTCATTATTTATTATATCAGATACAAAATATTGAATATTATTATAATAAGAAGAGTAGTTATTTTCAAGTACTTTCCATATTTCATTATAATCACATATAAATAATCTATATTTAATATTTTGTTCGAATAAGCATTTACCTTTAACTTTAATATTATTTATTTTTTGATTATTTAGTTTACACAATTTTATTTTGCGTATAATTTTATCATCATTCATCCAAAAAATAGAATCAGGTATATCTTCGTGTTTAACGGGATAACAAGAATTAAGTTTATTAATAAACCAGCTACTCATTTGTTCTTTATTCATAGTACATTTTAAGTTCAATTTCAGAACATATTTTTAAAATATCTATTCCTGTAATAATATCAACTTTATATTCGTGTAAATCGATATTAGAGTCCAATATATGCTCAAGATATGATCGAATAGAAAGGAAATTATTAGTAATATAATTTTTTGAATAAAATGACCATATTTCATAATAATCACAAAATAAAACTTTATTTTTTGTGTCTTGTTCGAATAAACAATGTCCTTTAATTTTAGTAGGTGCGGTTATTTTTTTATTATTTAACTCACACAATTTATTTTTCCTAATATATTGATAATCATAAATCCAAAATATTCTATTAGGAAATTTATCACTAATAATTTGATAGCATAAATTTAATTTAGTTAAAAACCAATCGCTTAATTCTTCGTTAGTCATATTATATTATTTAATCAACAAAGGTACAAAAAATAATTTAAATAATAAAACTTTTATATCAAAATTATTAGTTATCATTTTTATATTTTTAATAATTAATATATAATAAAAAAATAATATTTTAAATGACAAATATACAATTAGCAAGTGAAGATTGGGTTAATAGTGGTAAAACATGGGAAAATGTTGTTAATACAGTAAAATCTATTAAATACGGTAGACTTTATAATTGGTATGCTGCAACTGATGTAAGAGATATTGCACCTGTTGGGTGGCACGTACCAAGTCAGACTGAATGGCAAACTTTAATTGATTTTGTCGAAGTTGGGAGTTTAGGTACGGCAGGTGATAAATTAAATAATACAGGTAGTAATATATATCAATTTGATTTATTTTCAGGTGGAAGAATGGTAGTTCCCTCTACTCATTTCTCCATTAGTATTAATTCACAGGGATTTTATCAAACATCAAGTAATTCATTTTTAATTGGAGATAATACAGAAGTTCCTATATTTAGAGTAAACGAAGGACAGCCATGGGCAGAAGTTTTAAATGTCTCAAATAATCAAGGAGGTTCAATGCAAGAAGGTTATTCTATTCGCCTAATTAAAGATAACTCAACTAATGAAGGAGATATAATAATTGATGGAGATACCTATCACTCAGTAACAATTGGAACACAAGTATGGTTACAACAAAACCTTGCAGTAACTCATTATCAAAATGGTGATCCTATCCTTTCAGATTTTAGCGGCACGGTAGGGGCAGTTTGCGCTTACAATAACGACGAAAGTAATGTTTATGACATTGTAACAGTAACTGATCTTACTCATATTGAGCCTATTTTATCAAAAATGATTTATGTAAACGCAGTTGATTTTAAGTCTTTGGTTGAATATCCTGATAATGCGACTGCAATTTCAGCTGGATTAACAGCTGGACAGTTATATACAACAACAGGTTCTTTAAAAATAGTATATTCAATAGCACCTTAAAAAATTTTGCATTATATGATTTGAATATTGACAGTATATGAAGAATTAATAAAATATCAAAAATTAAATATTATTAACTAGTATTTAAAAACTTTTTTATTTACATTATATATAATACACATGACAGAAACAATTGAATTATTAGAGAAAGAAATTTTGTTATTAACTGAAGCCAGAGATGATATTGGAAAAGCGTTTAATACTTTAAAACGTGATAACATTGAAGATGAACATCTTATAGAGTTGTATAATAAATTTGATAGCAAATTAAAAGATTATCAAAATTCTATTGATGATATTAGAGAGAATAATTTAAAAAATTGTGTTTCAAATTAATAACGGTTATATGAAACCTTTGGATAATCATATAACTTCCTCGCCAGGGATAAAAGCTATCATGTAAAGTGATAGCTTTTTAGGATTAAAATAAAGAATAAAAAATTAAACATATGAAATTAAATGTAAATATTGACATAGATGATATTTTAGCTTTTATTGATATTAAGAGTTTGGAGCAATATATTCGTAGAAGAAAGTTAGAAGAAATACAAGAACAAGGTTCTGTTACTAATTCTACTTCAACTATGATACCAATGCAACTAACTAAAAAAATAGAGTTAGATTTTTGTGGTGATTCATTTGATGGTGATTTATTTGATATATCAGATAGTAATGCTGAAGATTTTTATTATAATAGTATTGATAAGAATAATAGTATTGATAAGAATAATGGTTGTGACGAAATAGATATTGATGAGTTAGATGATTTCGATGACTGTTTCAGTTTATAAAAATATAATTATCTATATAAAAATGGTATGCAATATAAACCCTATAAAGGTGATTATTTCATACCATTTTTTATGACTATGATTATCCTAAAGAATCTATACTCATTATAATATCTTTATGGGTAGTTACTACAATTCTATATTGGTCATATTCGTATGGTTTAAGTTTTAGTTCATCATCTTTAGTTCCAACAAATATATGATAGTGTCTTGGTAGTATTATTGCTCCGTTATCTTTCAATTCATCTGTACCATTATCAAAATTTATAATACTATTAATATTTAGATTTATTAGATATTTAAAATCTATTGGTTGTTTAATAGTAGATACATTATTACCATATTGATTCACTCCTACTCTTGGTGGTTTATATATTCCATTCATATCACTATATATAATAATATATTCATCTGATTTAAAAATATTTTTATTTATAATGAGTATATTGTTTATTTTTTAATAAAAAATGAATGATATTTTTTATATATAATATAAAAAATAAACTAATTATGATAAATATACAATTAGCAAGTGAAGATTGGGTTAATAGTGGTAAAACATGGGAAAATGCAACTGGTTTTACAGCTGCTACCACTGTACATCCAAGATGGAATGATAGTGGTAACCCTTCTGTCTATGGTACTGATAATTTTAATTTATCATTATTTGGTAATGGTTATAGTAATGCTGATGGAAGTTTTGGTACTGGTCCAACAAATATAATTGGAGGAGGAGGTTTTTTTTGGACTTCTACTGAACAAGATAGTACTACTGCAACAAGGTATTCATTATATGCTTCATATACTTCAATGTATTTAACTAATAATCATGGAAAATTTGGAGGGTATTCCATTAGATTGTTAAGAGATGCTACTATAGATGAATTATTATTAACAGATGGAACAATTATAAATGATGCGTATTCTGATTATGAAGGACACATTTATTCTGGAACTAAAATTAATAATAAAATATGGTTAAGAGAAAATTTATACACTAAATTTTATTCAAATGGAGATTCTATATTAACTTTTGGTGATGATGATGGACAGGGTCGTTATGTATTTCAATCGTTTGACGGTATGCCAACTATAATACCAGAAAAAATATATGGATTACTTTATAACTTTCACGTTATACCAGATTCAAGAGGTTTTATTATGACTGGTAGTACTTTTTCAGTACCTCAAAGTTCTGATATTTCTGATTTAATTAACTATATTAACGAGACAAATTCAATAGCAGGGAATATTTTAAAATCAACTAGGGAGGTAAATTCACCTTACATTATACCTGATCCTACTCATATTCAACCTATTTTATCAGAAATGATTTATGTAAACGCAGTTGATTTTAAGTCCTTGATTGAATATCCTGATAATGCTACTGCAATTTCATCTGGATTAACAGTTGGACAGTTATATACAACAACAGGTTCTTTAAAAATAGTATATTAAATACCAGCAGGTTAAAAATAGCATAAAATAATTTTAATATAAATATTTTTTATATTAATTTATTTATAATTATAATTTTATTTATAATAAAAATAATAATAAAAATAATAAAAATAATAAATAAAAATGAGCAAACAACTAATTAATATTGGAACATCTCCAAATGATGGAACTGGCGACAATTTAAGAAATTCATTTATTAAAATAAATAATAATTTCAATGAAGTATACGAATTTTCAGGCACAACTGGTGGGGGTGGAGTTACTAATGTAACATATAGTGGTTTAACAACATTAATCAATAATAGTGGATTAACAAATGGAGAATTATATCTAATTACAGATTACCAAACGGTTCATGTTATACCAAACGCAAGCCAAAATTCGTATAGTGACGGTACGTTACAAATAGGCATTCAATATACAATACCTACATTGACATCAGGAGATGACTTTAGTAATGTAGGTTATGTAGCAGACGGAGTTCCATTTTTCGCTACAAACACTACACCTAACGTATGGGATTATGGAACAGATGTTTATGATTATTTATATACTGGTCCTATAGAACCTTTATTAGTAACTGCAAGTTCAACTAATACTTTAAAGCCAGAATCATATTCTTCATTATGGAATCAAGATGTTATTTATTACGATTGGAATAACAATCAAGATAACGTTCCTGGATGTACAAAAGGCTATATTTATAGAAGAATTGATACATTACAAAATAATGATATACCATTTGATTTTAGAAACGTTAAGTTTCGTAGATGGCAGATTGATGTAACTAATATATGGGATTCTGTAACAACATATAATCAAAATAATGTAGTTACAACAGATAATACAGTTATATATGTTTGTTTATCTAATAATGTAATTAATGTTAATCCATCTACTGATAATGAAAATGTGTGGAAATTATTTGAATGGAATAATTTGAGTTATGTTAGTACATCATCGGAATCTTGGAATATTGGAAATACTCAAATATTATGCTCAACTGGATATACTGATTATAATATGTGGAGTGATTGGTCTTATTATGATACATCATATTCAAATATAATCGAAATTCTAGATTTATCTGATACTGATTTAATGACTGGTTTTAATAATGTTATTTTCGGAAGTTATTTTAATAGTAACTCAATTGGAAGTAATTTTAATAATAATTCAATTGGAAGTTATTTTCAAATTAATTCAATTGGAAGTAATTTTCAAAATAATTCAATTGGAAGTAATATTTATTATAATTTAATTGGAAGTTATTTTAATAGTAACTCAATTGGAAGTAATTTTAATAATAATTCAATTGGAAGTAGTTTTCTAAGTAATTCAATTGGAAGTAGTTTTAATAATAATTCAATTGGAAGTAATTTTCAAAGTAATTCAATTGGAAGTAATTTTCAAAATAATTCAATTGGAAGTAGTTTTAATGATAATTCAATTGGAAGTAATTTTGGTCCTAACACCATTGGAAGTAATTTTAATATTAACTCAATTGGAAGTAATTTTTCTATTAACTCAATTGGAAGTAATTTTTATTATAATTCTATTGGAAGTAGTTTTCAAAGTAATTTAATTGGAAGTAATTTTACAATGAACACAATTGCAAGTAATTTTACAATGAACACTATTTGTGATGGTTTTTCTGGTATAGATTTTACTTCCGCAAATTATGTATATAATAATTATAGCAAGGAATTATTTATTGCCTCAGATGCATCTAAAAGGCTCATATATGATAAAATGACAATAGTTGATGCAAATGCATAAAATAAAAAGACTCAGTTAAATATTTTTAACTAAGAATTTTTTATTTATATTTTATTTATAATTATAATTTTATATATAGAAATAAAAATAATCATATGACAAATTTAATATCATTAAGCGAAGGAGTTTGGATACCAAAAGATAGAGTATTTCCAACAGAAGATCAGAAAAAAATATTATCCAGCACAAATAGTGGAGATACATTAGCAAAAAATAATATTTTATCATTAATTGCATCTGGTAATACAGTTAATCCTGCAGATATCGCAATAGCAGTAAAAACATACAACGATAAAAAACCTATATTAACAAATACAGGAGATACATATCAATTTATAGCTGCTGCGGTTTCTATTGATTATATAACTGGATTGACAACAACAACATCAACAACTGAATTATCTGGATTGACAACAACAACATCAACAACTGAATTATCTGGATTGACAACAACATCAACAACTGAATTATCTGGATTGACAACAACAACATCAACAACTGAATTATCTGGATTGACAACAACATCAACAACTGAATTATCTGGATTGACAACAACATCAACAACTGAATTATCTGGATTGACAACAACAACATCTACGTTATCAAATATTATATCTACTATTATTGTTACTGGATTTATTAATTATAAAATAAATAATAAAATAAATAAAATAATATTTTAATATAAAGTAGGCGATTATGTAGTAGGTAGTTATAATTATGATTATGGTGGTAGTCATGATTTATTAACAAAATTAAAATATTTTATAGAAAATACTATAGGAATTATAGATAATATTAATATTAATATTAATATTAATATTGATTATGGTACAAAAACAATATATATATTAGATATGATAATATTCCATATGAAATTGAAACATTTTTCAAAAAGACTAAAGATGGTAATTATATACAAAAACAATAAAGTACAATTAAAAAGTATACACTTTCCAATGGTTTCTTTTACATAAAACAATTTTATTATAAATCAATATTTGATTATTCTGAAAAAAAAAGAAGATTTAGAATATTTAATAAATTCAAATAAATTCAACTTATAATTAAAATAGTTATATAAATTAATATTATTAATTTGCCAATATAAACTTTTTTTAAGCCAAGAAAGCATAGTTGATCATAAAGAATCAACAAAATTAAGATAGATAATAAATTATCTATCTTTTATTTTTTTATATGAAATTTAATTAGTATATTTGTAAAAATAAATAAGATTATGAAGAAAATTTTAGTTTTTATAAAAAAACAGCCTACTTATGTTTTAATTAATTATTTTTGTTGTATAATATCAATTATATTTAATATTATTGCAGCGATTACAAATAATAATACATTAAGATTAATCGCATGGATATTTATAATCATTCAATTATCTTGTGTATTAATTCAAATTAAAATTTACAAATTTAATATTGAGGTAATGAAAGATGATATTTTTTTAGATTTTAATAACATTATAGATATGAATAAATATAAACCAGAATATAGGAATAAACCAAATATAATTTATAGAATAAAGAGTAGATTTAAAAGAAAATAAATATTTTCAATATTATAAAAAAAGTAGATTTTTTAAAATCTACTTTTTTTATTTATTATTTTTTTATATATAATAAAAAATAATAAATAAAAAATGAGCAAACAACTAATTAATATTGGATCATCTCCAAATGATGGAACTGGCGACAATTTAAGAAATTCATTTATTAAAATAAATAATAATTTCAATGAAGTATACGAATTTTCAGGCACAACTGGTGGGGGTGGAGTTACTAATGTAACATATAGTGGTTTAACAACATTAATCAATAATAGTGGATTAACAAATGGAGAATTATATCTAATTACAGATTACCAAACGGTTCATGTTATACCAAACGCAAGCCAAAATTCGTATAGTGACGGTACGTTACAAATAGGCATTCAATATACAATACCTACATTGACATCAGGAGATGACTTTAGTAATGTAGGTTATGTAGCAGACGGAGTTCCATTTTTCGCTACAAACACTACACCTAACGTATGGGATTATGGAACAGATGTTTATGATTATTTATATACTGGTCCTATAGAACCTTTATTAGTAACTGCAAGTTCAACTAATACTTTAAAGCCAGAATCATATTCTTCATTATGGAATCAAGATGTTATTTATTACGATTGGAATAACAATCAAGATAACGTTCCTGGATGTACAAAAGGCTATATTTATAGAAGAATTGATACATTACAAAATAATGATATACCATTTGATTTTAGAAACGTTAAGTTTCGTAGATGGCAGATTGATGTAACTAATATGTGGGATTCAGGTACAACTTATAATAAAAATAATGTAGTTACAACAGATAATACAATTATATATGTTTGTTTATCTAATAATGTAATTAATGTTAATCCATCTACTGATAATGAAAATGTGTGGAAAATATTTGAATGGAATAATTTGAGTTATGTAAGTAATAGTGAAAATAATTGGAACATTGGATATATAAATATTCCATGTACAAGTGAATATGTAGACTATAATATGTGGAGTGATTGGTCTTATTATGATACATCATATTCAAATATAATTGAAATTCCAGATTTATCTGAAACTGATTTAATGAATGATTCTAATAATGTTATTTTCGGAAGTTATTTTAGCAAAAATAATATTGGAAGTAATTTTCAAAGTAATTCAATTGGAAGTAATTTTCAAAGTAATTCAATTGGAAGTAATTTTTATTATAATTCAATTGGAAGTAATTTTTATTATAATTCAATTGGAAGTAATTTTCAAAGTAATTCAATTGGAAGTAATTTTCAAAGTAATTCAATTGGAATTAATTTTTATTATAATTCAATTGGAAGTTATTTTAATTATAATACAATAGGAAGTTATTTTAATTATAATTCAATTGGAAGTAATTCTAACAATAATTTAATTGGAAGTTATTTTGGTACTAATACAATTGGAAGTTATTTTGGTACTAACACAATTGGAAGTTATTTTGGTTATAACGGTGGTTATAACACAATTGGAAGTAGGTTTCAAAGTAACACTATTGGTAATTATTTTCAAAGTAACACTATTGGTAATTATTTTCAAAGTAACACTATTGAAAGTTATTTTTATGATAATTCAATTGGAAGTTATTTTTATGATAATTCAATTGGAAGTAATTTTATTAGTAATAATTCAATTGGAAGTAATTTTACAATGAACACAATTGGAAGTAATTTTCAAAATAATTCAATTGGAAGTAATTTTCAAAGTAATTCAATTGGAAGT